TCAATGTTAAGATAGGCAAGACATACTAATATTTGTTGTTATTACGCGGTGTGTTATGTTGGCGTGCTTAGACTCTTCCTCGAACCGATGNGTGNATAATGGCTGAATCATGGCCCGAGTATTTAAAGCGTATAGCACGACAAAGCCAAGCCGCTGTAGACGCTCACCGAAAAAAGAATATTGACCCCTTTGTGGACGCATCTCGGGAATACGCAGCTCAACTGGGTCAAGACACTAGGGACAACTTTGAAAGAATATCTGGGCACAACACCGAGGATGCCCAGAGGTTACAGCAAGCAGCAACCGAATCCGCTCCGGTAATGCGTCAAGCAATCATGGATCACGGCGGGCAGTTCGTTAAAGACAACCCCATAATGGCCCCGCTTATAGGGGGTTCTATAGCTGTGGCTCCTTTAGCTCCACTAGCAGCAGCTAGCCCATTAGGCCAAATGGCTGCTACGTCCATTGGCTTAGGTGCGCACCGCTTCAACCATCTAATTAGTGCTATAGAAAAACACCCGCTTTATAAACCAACGACAGGCGGGCCTTTCTCCATGCCAAAAGCAAAAAGTGCTAGTATGCTTACTAAACTGATCGAATTTATAGAACAAGGTCGTCAGCCTGCTGGGCCATTGGGAAAAATTTTTAACGAGATTCGGAAGCCGGTAAGTCGTGTTATGAGTGATGCACCACCAGTTGGTAGTATAGGGCCACCGCTCCCCGCTCCCATGGAAAAATTTCGAATTTAAGGAACGTAATGGCAACATTAACGGTAACACACAAAGAGAATTTAACTTTAAACGGTTCTGAAGAGGGAAAGACAAATACTCAAAGCATTACTGGCATTAACGACGTTTATAAGCGGGTTGTTACCTGCACGAACGACGTAGCTACCACGCTGGCCGTCTTTAAAGCCACTGTAAATACGGCTGATTCAGCAGTTGATATTGAGAATGTCCGGTATTTACGAGTTACTAATCTTGATTCTGCCGACCCCGTACATCTTTCGCTTCAGGTGGACCAAGCCACAAATGGGGCTGATGACCAAGCTACAATCCATTTAGCCGCTGGACAAAGTTTCATTATGGGCAAAACAGACCTGGGAATAGCCGCCGCCGCTGATGCAAATTTAGATACTACTTTGTTTGATTTAGAAAGTATCATCGCTCAACCAACTGGATCAGACACGTTACAGGTAGAGGTATTCATCGCAAGTACATAGTCAAGGAGGCATATATGTACGACTTACCAGAGACTTCTAAAGAGATTCAAAAGACCTTTGCTAAAACCAGCAGAGGCACGGCAACCGATAAGGACTTTAAAAACCTTAGAAGCCACATCGAACAAAAGAAACGCGAAATACGCAAAGCTCGGTACGAATTTGGAATTGATGGTACTACCAGCAGACCATCGCAGCATAACTACCGTCCTCTCGAAGATATCATGCGTATTCTTGATGGTGGTCGTAGATGAACACTAAAGTTAACAAAATAGTTAGCGAAGACCGCAAGAAAATCTACAACCAGTGGCGTAAAGCTCGTGGGATATTTGAAGAGCTTTGGGACGAATTATGTCCTGATCGGAAAGACGTAGATGGTCGGGTAAGCGCTTTCTATCAAGCGTATGCTACGCTAGCAAAAGAGTACGGGGAAATTGAAGGCATCGAGCTACCCGAAGAATACGAGGTTCTCGAAAAAGAAGAAACTTTAGATACACTTCTTAAAAAGTCAGCGTCTACAAATATCATTGGGGACTTCTTCTGGGCATATCAGACTCCACCTGCCACCGCAATGATGGAGGAGGCTCCTTCTGCTGGAGCGTGGTTTTTTCTCGATATGAAGAAAAACAATAAAAACAAGTTTGCGGATTTATCAATTAAAATTCTAGATAAGCTGGCATCACAGGAAGATGAACAAAAGAGTCGAGAAACTGATTACACAAAAGCAATGGGGTTGCTCGAAGGAGCGGCTGAAAAGCATCTCCCAAGCGAAAGACTTGGGGAGATACGGCGAACTATACGCCGGGGTTCCGAAAGAATTAGAGAGCAATCTGAAATATCGTCAGGAACTAATTGAAGCCGCTTACCTTGATCCTTTGGTTGGCGAAGCAATTAGGCAGTTTTGCAGCGACGATATATTGTTTTTTATTAACACCTTCTGCTGGGTGTATGAACCCCGTTCTAGAGACGTAATCCCCTTTATTACGTGGGAGTTTCAAGATGACTGCATTATGCAGCTTATTGAACATCTCGGTAAGAAAGACGTTCTTATAGAAAAGTCCCGTGACATGGGGGCTTCTTGGATGGTTCTTACCGTATTCTTCTGGCAATGGTGTTTTCAGTCTTACTCTGCAATGGGCTTGGTGTCTCGTACCGAAGACGCCGTGGATAAGTCCGACGATCCAGATACTCTTATGTGGAAGCTGGACTTTCATCTAAAGAACCTCCCGTCGTTTCTAGGCCCAGAGATGAATAAAAACGACCGTTCAAGTCTCAAACTCAAACAACCAGAAAACGAATCTACTATCGTAGGTTACTCTGCTACAGGAGATGTGGCTCGTGGTGGACGTAAGCTAGCGTTCATGATGGACGAGCTTGCGGCTTTTAAAGCTGATGACGGATACGCAGCATACGCTTCGACCCAGCATGTAACAGATTGCCGAATAATGCTATCTACTCCACAAGGAGCAGGCGGTATTTTTTATGAAGTAGCAAACGCTAATTCGCCAGATATTGAAGTAATCACACTGCCGTGGTTTTTGCACCCCCACAAATCAGAAGGGTTGTATAGGTCGCACAGGATTAAAGGTTTGCATGACTTAGAAGTTTTAGACAAAGAACAAGATTACGAACACATCCTAGATGGAAAGGTACGTTCACCGTGGTACGACCGAGAGTGCCGAAGAAGCCCCGTACAGAGACTTATCGCTCAGGAATTGGATATCGATTACTCAGGATCAGGAAGTCAATTCTACGATTCGGAGTCAATAAAAAACGGCGAAGACACCTGCATGGAGCCGTTCCACATAGGGGATATAGACTTTGCACCGGACATTATGGAGCCAGAATGGGTGTCCTTAGCAAACGGAAGACTAAAGCTATGGACGAATTTATTAAACGGAGTACCACCCCAAGACAGACGTTACGTAATCGGATGTGACATAGCCTCCGGTAAAGGCGGGCCTGGTTCTACCAATCACGCAGCAGCAGTCATTGATATCACTACTGGGTTCAAAGTAGCTGAGTTTGCTTGCAACGATATATCTGTATTAGATTATGCACGGTACGTTCGAGCATTAGGCAGGTTTTTTAAAGGTTTACACGAAGAAGCGTATTTGGTTTGGGAAGATAACGGTCCTGGTGGTGCGTTCGGCTCGCATATTATCGAGTTTGGATACACGCATTACTTTATGAGAACCAACGAATCCTCGATAAAAAAGAAGAAAACCTTTACTCCTGGGTGGTGGTCTACCCCTCAAACCAAGCTGATGCTTCTATCAAACCACGCTAAAGCACTTGCTAACGGAGAGTTCACCGAGAGAAGTCGCCTTTGTATTAATGAATGTAAGGATTACGTTTATAGTAATCAGAAAGTCGTACACCAGAAATCACTTAACTCCGAAGACCCTGCTCACGGCGGGGACAACCACGGAGATAGGGTCATAGCTACAGCAGTTGCATGGCGAGGCGTTACAGACAGGCCCGCTATAAAACTAAAGAAAACACAAATAAGCGAGCTTGCTCCACCCCCGTACAGCTTTGCGGCCAGGAGGAAGAAACATCAGAAGACACTTGACCAGGAGCCTGCGTGGTAAAAATACCTAAACTTCGAGCCGTAGTATCCCAAAACTATCGGAAGCTCCAACCGTATCGCAAAAATACATACGAGTCTGTGCGGCAGTACGTCGGTCGTCACTATACAGACGACGGTACGTCTGACCGTGTTCCAATGAACTACATCCAGCTTGCTACTCAAATATACGGCAGGATGCTTTCATCTAGGATGCCACAAGTAACTGTTAATACTAAAAACCAAGAGTTAAAGCACGTAGCAGCTAGAGCGCAACGTCTAGCTAACGCAATGCTTAAAGACATTGATTTTGGCTCCAAGGTGAGAGAATGGGTTAATTCAGCTATTTTTGGTATGGGTGTTTTAAAAGTTGGTTGGGCGCAAACTGACATCATGCACTACGCCAACGACCTGGGGGAAGAAACTCAAATACCTGTAGGCCGAACGTTTGTAGAGCCAATTCTTTTGGATGATTGGGTGCAAGACCTTCAATCTAAAGGTAAGCCGTGGGAGCATTGCTCGTTTATGGGCCACAAGTACCGTATGTCTCTCGAAGAAGCCCAAGCGTTTCCTGACTGGAATTCAGGAGCGCAAAAATCGTTATCGGAACTTGTTGAGTCTCGAACAACCGAAGGTGGTGATCCTAAACTTGGAACCATTTCAGGAAGCTACAACCAGAACACTGAAAGCATACGCAAAGAAGTAGAAATCTGGGAACTGTATTTAAGGGATTCTAACGAAGTTGTAACCTTTGCGGCAGACGGAGATTCGTCAGATGATAAAGCGCATTCCAATGAACCGTTAAATGTTACGTCTTGGAAAGGACCAAAGGAAGGTCCGTGTTTTGCAGGTCCGTATCATTTCTTAGGATTTGATTGGCCTATTGGTCAAAGTATGCCTGTGCCTCCGGTTGCACACTGGAGAGATGTACATGAGCTAGCAAACCAGATTCTTAACAAGAACGCTCGTAAGGCTCTTAGGCAGAAGACGGTGTTCGGTTTTCAGTCTGGTCACGACGAAGATGCTCGTCGCCAACGAGAAGCGGGTGACGGGGACATGATTCAGATGAACGACCCCAACTCCGTAAAGGTCTTTGAGAACCCAGGAATTGACCAGCAGCTAATGTCTTACGGAATGGCCTTAGACAACATCATGGATAAGATTGGTGGAAACCTTTCTGCCTTGGGTGGGTTAGGCCCGCAGTCAGAAACTGTTGGGCAAGACCGGATGGCGTTAGGTCAAGCAAATACAAGAATCGACGACATGCGTAACGAAACCTTTGAAGCGGTTTCTAGCGTATGCAAGAGTCTTTTGTATTACTGGTGGAACGACCCATTGCAAGACTTTGAAGACGCCGTTCACGTATCAGACAAAATCCAACTGCCCTTTACGATTACTCCAGAGTCTCGCGGAGAAGTGTGGCACGATTTAAATTTCGACGTTCGGCCCTACTCTATGCAGCACACTACTCCTGAGCAAAGGGCACAATTCGTATTGGAATTAGTTAATAATCCCAATATGATGCAGATGTTGCAAGAAAACGGCAAGATGTTTGATATGGATAAAATCATATCGCTTCTGTCAGAATACAACAATATTCCTGAGTTAATGGACATTATTGTCAATCAAGACGGGCAACCGTTAGCAGGCAATCAGCCGTTAGGCAAAAAACCTGGCTCTAATATGCCGAACAACACCACAAGGACTTATGAACGAGTAAGCAAGCCGGGAGCAACGGATCGCGGCCAAAACCAAATGATGCAGCAAATGCTAGCAGCCCAAGGCAACCAAAAACCCCAGATGAATAGTGGCCCGCCTCAACCTTAAAAACTTACATGAGATTACTGAACGATACGACGAAAAACTTTTATATGCGTTACTTTCCGAAGAAAAAGTAACGATAAACGCAGAGCCTTATGACGAAGGATTAGTAGAGTTGTTTTTAGAGTTTCCAGTAAGCATGGACAGATTACCACGGACATTTTTAAGCGATAAATTAAGAACATTAGGGTGGGACATCAGTGAGCGAGATTAGAAAACACTACTTGTATAAAGACACCGATGGTGTATTGCGGTGGCATGAACACCCACAAGCACAAGTAACTGGGTCTGCACCGGCAGAGTATTGGTCCCACAACCTTGGGGTAAACCCAAACCAAATACCGGAACTACGCTCACACTTAAAGAAGCATGGTCTTGAAGGCACCGAGGTACGTGCAGATGGTGCAGTTAAAATCCAAAGCAATGGACACCGAAACAAACTGCTAGCGTCGTCAGGTATGCATGACAAAGACGCTTGTTACAGACAGAGAGCTAAATAATGCCAAGAGACGCAAGTGGACAAGTAATCCCTGGATCATACGGCCAGCAGCCAACGCAAGAAAACGATGGTGGCGGTGAAGCAGGAATACGCCAAGCTATTGCACAACGGTTTCCTGATGTGTTGCCGGACAAACTAGACGAGGTGTTTCAAGCGTGGCAGGAACATTCGCATTGGGCACAAAGAGAAGGCCAAGAAGCAGACTTAGAACAGTTCTTTCAGCAGTACGAAGCTGCACCACAAGAAAGTCAATTTGGAGGCAGGGAGGTTAATCAAGAACTTCCTCCTGAGCTTTTACAACGAATGCAGCAGGGACAACAACCGCAGCAAGAAATGATGCAAGAAATGCCTACTAGTTTGATGCAACAGGGACGACAAAACCCGATGGATTGGGACGGGAAGATATACGAGGAAATGGGAGAGGGCCAGCCTCCCAGAGTTGTAGCAGAAGGTTTGGCGGCACCGAAGCGAAAGAAAACTTTACGCCACGAATACTTAGATATGCCCCTAAGAAGTTACCCATAGGAGAAAAAGATGTCAGAACTACCAGAAAACGTAGAGAACGCGATTCTCGACGCAGAACTTACACCGGATGAAAAACTTGTCGCGGAGGAACAAGCGCAAGAAAAGCTAGAGCCGGTTTTAGACATTAAGCCAGAGGGTGAAGGTCCACGGGATTTACCCGAGGAACCGCAGGTCGACCCGCAAACTAACGGCAAACTACCAGAACATTTAGTAACCCGAGCCAAAGAGTTTAACTTTTCGGACCAAGAACTTGCAGCATTTGAATCTCCAGAGCATTTGGAGTATTGGCTAAACAAGTTTGACACCGAAGTGATAAATCGTTTTCAACAGGAGCCTCAAGAGCAAATGCCGCAGCAAGAGATGCCGCAGCAGCAAATGCCGCAAGAAGCATCTTCTGATGAAATGCAGTACGACGAGTACATGGATGAAGGCATCAAGGGAAACTTTGAAACGCTACAGTCTCAAATAAAAAAACAACAAGAACTGATTGATTACATGGCCTATCAGGGTTATCAGTCAGAACAAGAAACTACTATCTCTCAGTTTGAAGACAACATTGCCAACCTGGGAGAAGATTTCCACCCGCTGTTAGGAAAAACTGTAGGGGACCGAGAAGCACCTAATTCGCAGTACGGCGAAAACGCCAATCAACTGTGGGAAGTGTACGGTCAACTCAGTCAAATGAGTCCTAATATGTCAGGTGATGATTTGTTTCGTCGCGCCGTTGGCGTGGCATTTCCAGAGTATCAAACTGAATTAGCCATGAAGAAATCAAATACTGGCACTGCGGATCGTCTTCGTAGTGCAAGTGGACAATTTGTAGCCCGTCCTTCCAGGCGGTCAGCACAATCAGTCGTTCCCGGTGGAAAAGACCAGGAATGGTATGAAGGTTTTGACCAAATGGCACAGGAAAAAGGCTGGAATATTGCTCCTCGAATGTCTATTGATGACCTTTTTGGCGAATAACGGAGTAAGTTATGGCAGTTAATATCTTGTCCGATGCTGATATTGCAGACCTTATTAAAGGTACGCAACATCATCTCGGGAAAAACAAGTTTACTTCGCTGATGACTGACCTCCAGCACCACGAAGCTGCGTCTCGAATCATGACGAAAGACAAGATTGAGATTCAGGGTGGTGACCAGATTCAGCGTAATATCGCTGTTAAAAACAGTGATAATGCTCGTCAGGTTGGCATGTTCCAGACTGATGACGTTTCGATTCCAGACCTCTTGCAGCAGATTAAAGTGCCATGGAAGCACACTGTTACCGAGTGGGCGTGGGAACGACGCGAAGCGTTGATTCAGGTAGGTCAAAACACAGTGTTGTCTACTTTGAAATTACGGCGAGCCGGGGCACTTGTGTCTCAGGCCGATCACATGGAAGCTCAGTTCTGGTCCAAACCATCTTCGAGTTCTAGCGAACTTGAATGTTTTGGCGTTCCCTACTGGGTAGTGTCTGACACTACTACAGCAGCGGGTGCGTTCAATGGTGGAAACCCGAGCGGATTCACTAGCGGTGCGGGTGGTTTAGACAGCAGTACTTATACTCGCTGGAAGAACTACACGTTTAACTATTCGGCAATGACTGACCAGGACGCCCTGGCCAAGATGCGTCGGTGTTACCGCAAGACGAACTTCAAGAGTCCCATTGATGTCAACGATTACCGTAAAGGTAATGGAAGCGCAATGAGAATCTACATGGATGAAACCACGCTTGATGATTACGAGTCTTTGGTTCGTAAGCAGAACGACAATCTTGGTAATGATGCTGCGAAGTATCAGGACGAGACTGTCTTCAAGCGTACACCTGTCGTATGGTGTCCGTATCTGGACGATAACTCGTCCGAGACGAATCCCATTTACTTCCTCAACTTCAACAACTTCCACCCGATTTTCTTGAAGGGCGATGTCCTTCGTGAAACCGAGCCAGAGAAAGCTCCCGGTCAGCATAATGTCTTCGTTGTATACGTTGACACGACTTGGAATCTTCTTTGCACGGATCGTCGGGC